CCTTGGATGTTGGCGGCGAAGGGTGCAGGGCAACAGCCGCAGCAATGGTGGGGTACACAGCAGAATCCACAAACAGGTACGCAGTGATGGGCACTAGCTTTTTCAGCGGTGCAGGCAAACCTAAGGGGCTAACTGGAGGCGGCAATACCGGGCAAACGGCGCGCGCTATCGGCCAATCCGGATACGCGGCACGCGGCGCAGGCGCGGCTGCGCAGAAGGGAATCAACCAAGCGCTAGCGATCAATAAAGCGGGGAAGTTTAAACCGATGAGTCGGAGCGCAGCGTATCCGAAAGGACCAAAGGTGTAGCGCATGGGAACGGAGGCATTTTGGGTCCCTGCGGCTATAGCTGCGGTCGGCGCTGGCGCGCAAGGCGTTAACCAAATGCAGGCGAATAAACGCGCCAGCAATTCGGAAGTGCAATCGATTATCGACCAGCAGCAGTATCGCCAGCAGGCGAACGATCAGGTTAAGAATTTGACACAGCAGGTTGCGACCAATTCTCCGCAGCAGATCGCCAGCAAAGAGACGGGGGATTTCGTTAACACTTTGCGCAAGAATGCCGCGGGCAGCGCCGCGCCGGGGGCTACGTCGTCAAGCGCCAACGATACGAACTTTGGCGCGCCAGTATCCGCGATGCCGCCGGCTGCAGGGGCTAGTTCGCGCTATAAATCTGATACGGCGGCCTCCCAGAAACAGGTACAGCAGTACGGCAACACCTATGCGACCGAGATGGGTAATATCGACGCCGCGGTACGCCAACGGCAAAATGAGGGCCTTGCGTTGAATACGTTGGGTACGAATTTGAACACGCTAGGTGCGGAATCGTACACCAAGAATTTTGTTGATCAACTGCGCTCACAAGCGGCGGGACAGGCGAACCCATGGGTTGGCTTGTTTTCAAATATGCTCCAGAAAGGCGCGAGCGCTTATGCGATGAATGCCGGCGGGCCGCCGCCGGCAGCGCGCGGCTCGAATTATTATGACGCGAGTGTAGGACCGGGGACAGGACCGTAATGCCCACAGGACAAGGATTAGCGGATTTACTCTCCGGCGCTGCGGGCGCTCCGGTTAATCGTCCGCAGATGAACGCATTTGTGGCGAATAGTCAGGCGACCAATAGCTTGCGCTCCGCACAAACAGATGAAGCGCTTTTGAACGCGCAACGTGCGCAGGATGAACAGACAGCTGCAGGGCAGCTTGAAGATGCGTTTGTAAAAGCTGGCGCGAGGGCGGCAGATGCGCATCTCATGGCGGTCTCCGCACGCATGCATGCCGGCAGTGCTATCAATGCCATGGACATGTTCAAGGCGTATAACGCCACGATTCTGGGCGACCCGTCGAAACTTAACACCCCAGATCAAACAGCCGCAAGTCAAGCGATCAGCGGTAAGCTCGCGGAGCCGGTTGCCGCACCCAACGATATGATCGTGCCGGCGGGCGTCACGCCGCACATACAGCAGTCGCCGCAGGGGGTTGCGCAGCAAGCGGATACCGAATCGCAAACCGCGCTTCGCAATGCGCAGGCAGCGGCCGGCGGGTTCAATCCGCATACGGGCGGCGGGGGCGGAGGACCGATAGATCCTAACGCGGTCGCCTTCGGATCTTACATGCTGTACAAAACCGGCAAGATGCCTGCGATGGGTATGGGCGGCGGCCCCGCGCGTATGGCGATCATATCTGGTGCCGCGCAGCTGGCTAATCAAGAGTCACAAGGCCAGCAAATTACGAATCCGGGATTTGATACGGCCATTGCGAACGGCCAAGACTTTACCGGGGCGCAGCGCAATATTAACAGTCAGGCAGGCGGGCCGCTCGGCAACCAAACCAGAGCCATCAACAACGTGGTGGGCCATGTGCAGTTGATGGAACAGCTATTCAACAGCTTGCAAAATGGCGATATGCAAGCCGTCAACAAGCTAGGCAATGCATGGAGTAAGGCGTTCGGGGAACCCGCGCCGACGAATATTCAAACTGCCGCGAGCTTCATCGGGCCGGAACTTATTAAAATTCTCTCCAATAACGGCAGCACCGGCACTGCGCCGGAACGGCAAGAGTTTTCTAACACCGCAGCAAGTTTATCGAATGCGCCGGAGCAGACGAGCGGGGCGATAAGTACGCTTAAAAACATGCTGGGTCGGCAGATGACGGATATGGCGCTTCAGTATCATGGCGCCACGGGGCGTAGTGATTTCGCACGACGTTATGTAGCACCTGACGTAGCACAATATTTGGAGCTTAATCCGGATGTAAGTTCTACTGCCGGAAGCGTAATGCCGCCCGGCACTAGCCCGACCGCATCGGTAGCGCCTGCCGGCGGTGCGGTAACGATTCTTCCGCCGCAAGCGCTCTCGCAGCTCAAGGAAGGGTTTCATACAACCTTCGGAAACGGCCAAGTTTGGACCCTCCAGAACGGTAAGCCGATCAAGGTGCAATAGTGGCTGACTGGGATGTCATAGGAACCGCTCCGGCACAAATCCAAAATCCTTGGGCCGTGCGTCAGATGGCGCCTGCGCCTACGACTGCGGGCGATGTGGTCAAGGGGGTAGGGGACGCCGCACTTTCTGGTGCGTCCAAAGTCGCAACCGGTGTTGTTGGCGCACCCATAGCGCTTGCTAACCGATTGATCGCAGCGCTTTCCGGCGGGGATCCGCAAATGGCGGCGGATGCAACGCATGAATTCGTCAATCGCCATTTCGGTTACGATACCCAAACTCCAGTCGGGAAGCATATTGGGTCAGCGGTGCATAGTGTATTAGCACCGCTTGGCGAATCGGCGCAAGCCGGGAGCGAACTTCTGCAACGCGGCGGCGAAGCGATTGGTATTCCGCGCGGCGAGACGCACGGCGCTTTGAGCGAGTTGGGGGATATCGCAGGTACTGTTGGCGCCGCTTCGCCTATCGCAGCAGGAGCGCGGGCGTCAACTGAAGCGGCAACGCTCGCAGCACAAAATGCGCCGGCCGCCGTGACGAAGTTTGGAATGCGCACGTTAGCCGATCATCCGGTGGCGGCGGGCGCTGCCGGGCCTTCGGGAGCGCAAGCCGTCTCCCTCCATAACCAGCCTTTGGGCAATACCGTCCTCGGTGCGGAAGCGGGAGTACCGCATGGCATGCCGTTGGTGCCCGGCGAGAATGGAAGTTTAGCGGGGGCTCGCCGCGCTCCGGGTTCCGTTTACGATCGTATGGAGTCCTCGCTCCCTACGGCGCCATTGAGCCCCGCAGCTACTAAGCTGTTAAATAGCGCTGGCACTAATGAAAATGTGCTCACGCAACCTTCTGAAGCGACCCAAGCGGCGATCAATACCCAAAAGGCCAAACTTACCGGGCGCCCCTTAAGCGGGCCGGAAGTAATTCAAACTTCGCGCGCACTACGCCAGGAAGGAGGCGCTCGGTTGGCTTCGGATGACGTTGAGCAGCAGAATCTTGGAAGTGCGCAGCTTGGTATCGCCCGTGCGCTAGAACAACATGCTGCGGATACGTTACCCCAAGGCTCCCCGGTTTCGCTTGAGCAGTTTCAAGCGGCGCGTACCGCGCTTGCAAAGAACTATGCCGTACAGGGGGCGGTTAAGGGCGGCAACGTGGATATGCAAGCGATTGCCCGCATGCAGCAACACGATCCCGATCTTTTAACCGGGCCAATGCGAGACATCGCGGATTTCGCCAATCAGCATCCGGCGGTAACGGGGCTCACCAATCGGATCGAAACGCCTCCCAGCTTCGCCAATGATTTAGGCAAGGCGCTGGGTGCCGGCAGCCATCAAGGGATTGTCGATCGTCTGTTTGGCGCTTCTGGAGTTCAGGCAGTCGCGCGCAGGGTGCTGACGGGCAGTCCTGGCGCTGCAACCGCTGCCGCGCGGCAAACCCCGGTATCAGGACTTGCAGGCGAATTCGCACCCTTGGAGCCGGGGGAAGTGCCTTTGGAGCCGCCTCCAGGAGCTGTCGGGCCGCCTCCGCCTCGTCAGGCGTCGTTGCCGCTTGGCCCTCAAGGCTCCGGACAGGTGGTAAACCCTACGGGCGGTTTGACGGCATCGCCGCCAACGGCTCCTCCGCCAGCCGCCGCGGGACCGCCAGGGCAAATACCCTTGGCAGACGTACTCGCGCATGGCGTCGAACAAGGCCCGGCTGCAGGGCTCTCCTTGGGACCTATGGGGGCTCCGGCACAGACTGGAGTGCCGTTCAAGCTTGACGCCGCCCATATGGCGGGGGATCTTTCCTTGGACGAAGGGCTGAACGGCCCGTTCAAGGGCCAACCGATGAGCATGGCGGACTTTGCCGGCGTCAAGAGCCAGGGGGTGCCGGAGGACATCCTTGCGCGTAGCCGGCGCAGCAGCGCGCCAGACTTTAAGGATCTTGGCGTGCCGCTTGACGATGCGTTAGCGGACGAGACGCCTAAGCGGGACTACTCTGCATTGATAAATTCTAAATCTTTTAAAACTCTACCCCTTGCAAAGCAGAAAGATATTTTAGAAGCACATGGTACTCCGTACACCCCCGAGGAATTGCGTCGCAATACACCAGAGGAAGAGGCTGCGGTACAACAGCGTGATAAGATGGATCAAGATGCGCATGGGCTTCGCGGATACGAAAGGGACCTAGGTGCGGCAAACGATCAGCCTAAAGCTACCATTACTAGGCTAGCGGAGAATGCCTCCAACGTGGAATCAGAAGGCGGCGCCAACCCAGCAAGTCTAGAAGCGCAACGACGTTTGGCGGCGGAGCAGGCGGCCGGCGTACAGCCGGTCATCTTTGGGGACAGCGGCACCACTCCGCTACTGCATGACGTGACTGCGGTCGATCGCACACCCCCCAAGGGTCATATCATTTTGGATGCCAACAGCGGCAAAGTCATCAATGGCGGCGGATTGAAACCGAGTGCGGTACAAGCGCTCCTCAATCGCTGGAACGCTTCAAAACTGGGGGAGGCGTTCTGAAAAAGATCCAGCTTCCTGTCATTGGCGGTATCCGCAAGGTCATCACGCCGGGCAGCAACACACCGGTGGGTACGACCATTGCTGAGGTTGGTTCAGGCACCATAAGCCTTGCGCAGCTCACGCAAATTATTTCTCAAATCCAAGCGCAGCAGACGAATACGGGCGGTGGCAATATCGGTAAGGGGGATGAGGGAACGCTGATCCCCGGCCCCGGCCTCGCGGGCGGCGGAGTGCTGGTGGGTAATGTACCCATTCGGCTGATTGCGCCAATACCTTGGTTTGACGATGCCGGGGGCGGAGGCGATGGCGATCCAGGACCCCCTGGGCAGCGAGGCGTCAACGGTTTGAATGGCGCCACGGGCGGAATAGGTCCGACAGGGCCGGCGGTATTCATGTCCGCGGATGAGGGTCAGGACGGTGATTTTGTACCCGGCGGTACGGGCCCTGCAGGCGCGGCGGGGGCACCCGGTGTTGCGGGGCCAACAGGGCCCGCCGGAACTACCTTAGTCTACGTAAATACGACAGTCCCTGCAGGCAATACGGTCGCCAATACGAGTTCGGAGACGTTCTTTACATCAGCTTACGCCGTACCGGCTAATTCGCTAGCGATTGGTACGGTGCTTAGGGTAAAGTTTTTCGGTGTCTATAGTACCGGAGTCGTCGCCCCCTCATTGATCCTGAAAGTCTATTTTGGCGCAACCGTGTTGATTGCATCCGGCACGCTGACGACGGTTGCCGCGGTCACCAACGATGGCTGGTCGGCGGAGGGGCTGTTCACCGTCCAGACGATTGGCTCATCCGGCACGATAGAAGCGCAGGGACTATCTGAGTTTTCAACGGCGTCGACCGCGGTATTGTTTGTCAACATGGACAACACGGTGCCGGTTACGGTAGATACCACTATTGCCGAAATCATTCGCGCTTCCGTTCAATGGGGAGGCACCGTCAATGCTAGCGATACCATTACGTTACGCGAGATGACGGTAGAGGTGATGTCTGTTGCAGGGATTCCTTTAATTCCCGCTGCCCCCGCATTTCATATGTTTTTTGGTGATGACGGAGAAGAGGGAAGTATGGGGCCCCCTGGAATGGCGGGTATGATAGGAGGCGTTATTACTACGCCTATTCCAGCAACGATTTCGGACCTTGTTTATTGGTGGCAAGCAGATATCATTTTAAGCAGTAGCGGCAGTGCACTTATGGCACTGCAAAATTCCTGCCCTTGGTTGCTTGGGTATATCGCTGGCAACCAAGGAAGCGGCGCAACGCGATCGAGTTCCAACTTAAATGCAAAGACGACATATGATTTTTTAGGTACTGCGGCTAGTAGTTATCAACTATCAGGTAGCGGGCCAATACTTTCGACAGTTACTTGTTTCGTTGTATTCAAACCGGCATCGGTAGGAATTTTTCAAGACTTTCTAGGCGGGACCGCAGCAAACGCATTGCAATTACGTATTAATTCATCGAACCAATTGGAGCTAGTTCGTTCGGGAATAGCAGCTATCGGAAACAGTACTACGACTGTTTCTTTAAGCACCTGGTTTCAAGGTAACGTAACTTACAACGCCAGTACGGGCGCTTTTGCTTTTCGTATGGGGCAGGCCGCCGCGGGTAGCGGATCGAATGTACAGACTATTAGCGGGGGAACACCGGGTATTTGCTTCAGCCCTCAAGGCAATACAGAATTTCTAAACGGTGCACTAGCGGAAATAATCATTTATAACCGTGTACTTACCGCCGGAGAGATAACTTCTGTCGAGAATTATTTGAATGCAAAATGGAGCGTTTAGCGTAGAATCACAACTCTTGGAGGATTGCAATGGCTTCTAATAAAATCTTCAACAGTCAACCGGCGTATATAGCAACCGCCGGGATGACGACTGCATGCAATTTATTTAATTGCAGCATCACGACTCTTACCCCGCAGGGGGTCGGATTCGCGGCGGCGCAACCGTATGCAATCCAGAAGCACATACGCGTCATGAATCAGCTCACGACTTCCGCTATTAACGTGACGCTTTATAAGGGCACTACGCTGACGACAGCGGCCGGTTCTTCTTTTGCATTAACCAGCGTATCGATTGCTGCACAATCGTATGTCGACTGGTACGGTCAAGCACGCTTCGATGCAACGGATTATTTAACCGGATTAGCAAGCCTGCCTCTGGCAGCCATTATCAACATGGACGGCGAAATAGGAATTGCATAATGGCACTCGTATACGTTGCAGAATACCCCGGATTGGCCAATACAGATCAGAGTGATTCAGTTCCGATCTTGGCGCTGCCCCCAACCATTGAATACTCCATCATCGTGTCGGCCGGATCGAGCGGCGCGGCGAAGCCGTTTCAGCCAAGCACCAAGTTCGTAGAAATCAGTTGCGACACTACTTGTTCTATTGCGGTCGGTCAATTTCCGGGGACTATCGGCACGGGCTCCGCTGGATTAACGAATCAACGCTTGAACGCTAACGAGCGGGTGATCCGTCGTGTTCCCTTTCAGCCGCAATCGGTTACCGCCGGAGCTAGCGTAGCTACGACCGCATATTGCGTATTCACCACGGCCAACGTGTAGGGTGAACAAACAACGATATCTAGATTTCGCCCAAGTATTCGATCATCTTCGGGTCGTACCGCGATTCGTTCTTTTTGGCTACGGCATCTGGGTGGCGCACGTGACCAACTCGACGTTAACCTGGTACATGCAACTACCTTCGGCGGAACGGACGCTAGAGGCATCGGGGCTCGCGGGCGCCATCATTACCGCAGTCACCGGGCTATTTCCTTGGGTTTACAAAATATACGCCAATACCGCTACTGACTGGACGCCTCCCGCCGGCAGCACCGAGCGGATAACTACCTCCACGAAAGAGACGAAGCGCAATGCCGACTATCCCAATTAAGGATCTTCTCTACGGCGCGCTGATTGTGGTGCTGATCGCGGCGGGATTATGGTATCACCATGCACTTATTGGCGAAGGGATCGCTAAACAGAAAGCAGCGGATGATAGCGCATCAGCTATACTGGTGGCGGATACCGCAAAGCAGACAGCCGAGTTACAAGCCAAAGCCGCCATGGCAAAGCAAGCTTATGACAAAGAGCACACTGACAATCAAAACTATCGGGACAGTCACCCTTCTGAGCCTGTGCGGCTGTGCCGCGATCCACACGCTGGCGGTACCGTCCTGCCCCAAGCCGGCGCCCTTAAGTCAGGAAATGCAAGTTCCGGCGCCTCCGCCGCTGCTGTTTCAAACGTGCCTGGCGGAAATTCTGGCAGTGGGGAAAGGGCAATTGGCCCAGATATCGAACCCTTGCTCAGTGCTTTTGGGGCTGCCGCCGACAGCGTAAGCGCCGCGCTGCGTGAATTTCAATCTAGGTAGCTTAATGAATGACCCCCAAAACGAGTTTCAAGTGGTGCAAGCGATTTGGACGGGAGCTATCACCGTTGCAGGAGGAATCGTGGCATTCTTTACCAAGCGGCTGGTTGACGCCGTAGACCAAAAAGCAAACCGGTCGGAAGTCGATGCCCTTAAAGCAGATTTCAAGGAGCTACTAGCGCGGCAGGATCGCCACCATGAAAGTAATGTTCAACGACTGGATCAAATTTTGATGGAGATAAGCGCGCGACGTCGCATACACAGAGGTCAAGATTGATGACGTTCACCCAAGGGATCATTTTGATAACCTGCATTACCAATTCGTTGGTGGCGATCGGCGGAGTGCTTGTCTCTTTACGTAACTCGCGCAAGCTAGATGAAGTTCATGCAACCACTAATGGCAAAATGGAGCAGTTGATCGACGTTGTGAAAGAGGCGAGTTTTGCCAAAGGCGTTAAAAGCGAAAAGGACCATCCCTCATGAATACCCTAGGTTCCGCGGGCGAAGAGCTTATCAAGAGTTTCGAAACGTTACGGCTTACTGCCTACCAGGACCCTGGCGGAATTTGGACTTGCGGCTGGGGCCATACCGGGCCCGACGTCGTAGAGGGTACTACCTGTACTCCAGAGCAAGCGGAAACCTGGTTCCAGCATGACACACAGGAGGCCGTTACCGCAGTCGACACTTCCATTCAGACCAATGTCAGTCAAGCCCAGTTCGACGCGCTGGTGAGCTTTACGTTCAACGTGGGCGTAGGTGCTGAGGGACATTCCACATTGGCTCGATTGGTCAATGCTCGAAACTTTGCCGGTGCCGCCGCGGAGTTCCCGAAGTGGAACCATATTGACGGGGCGCCCAGTGCGGGGCTATCGCGCCGTCGAGAAGCGGAGCAGGCGCTATTTTTGTCATAACCTAAGGCGTATAATTTTCGCGGATCATAGTTTTCATCTTCCAAGGAGTTTTCCCTATGAGCACTACCCTGATTGCCGTCGTTGTCGCCCTTGCCAAGGGCGCCAGCATCCCGACGCCGAATGGTGTCGCCTTTGCCTCCACCAGCGTTGTTGTGACCGACTCAAGCGGCACGCCGCAGCCGGCTGTTTTGCTGACCGGCATTGAAACTCCCACTCCGTGGGCGTTTTCTACCAGCGTCGCCGTAGGCGCAGGCTCGGTCGTCGCAACGGATTTGGATGCCAATGGCGCCACGTTGGGTGTTCCGGTCACGCAAGCCTTTACCGAAGTAGGCTCTCCGCCGTCGTTCTTCCCGACAACGGGTATCACCGTAACTCCGGTCTAAGCATGTGGCGGCATACGCCAGGTCGATCGTCTGAGAAGCGGGAAGAGGAACGCGAAGAGCGCATTCTGAAACTGCTGGAGTTGGAGCTTGTCCTACTCCGGCAGATTCTTCATCGCTTGCCGCCGCCCCCTGCGTATCGGCCGACCGTAGGGATCGTCGTCATTCAGAAGTGATCCCCAAGAGGTTTATCCTTCTTGGGGGTCTTTCTTGCGGGCAATTTGGCGCTGGCAGGGCCGGCTGCTACGAAGTCTTTGCCGACTGATTTGGGAATACCCAACGTGCTTTTGCCAGCAGCGGCGGCATACATAGCCTTTCTTTGTTGCTGACTGACTATAGGCATCGGTACACCTCTGCTTGAATCTCATCCGGCCGCAACTCGCGCGAATCTAGGCCACGAATCAACCGTTGCGGCTTCTCGGCGACCACCACCCACGGATAGGTATAGGTCAGCTCAGAGAGGCGCAGGTCGGGGATTTCATAATGGCAGTCCTCGATCAAGTAGACCCCCTTGGTTACCGGCCACAGCGCCTCATAGCTGGCTAGTTGGTCCTGCAGCCGGTGCGATCCGTCATCAATCACGATATCGAACGTCCCTAAGGATTTGAGCAGCGCAACATCCGCCTGATTGCCGATCCGAACTTCGATTTGCTCTTCGGCGAAGGCAGCGCAGCGCGGATCAATGTCCAAACCAACAATGTGCGCGTCCATACCGAAATACGTCTTCCACAACTGAATGGAGCCGCCGTGATCTATTCCTATCTCAAGTACGCGGATTCGCTTGCCGCGGAAGCGTTCAAAGTGCCGATCGTAAATCTCGAAATAGTGCCGCCATTTGTCAACGCGTCGGCCGGTATGATGGCGAAAGTGCCATTCGAAATCCATTAGAACTGATCCCCTAAGCTGTTGGCATCAATCTGCCCTTGAAGGCGCTGGGGACGCTGTACGATCGACCGAGGTGCAAAGGACTTCGATAGCGCCGCGATAGCGTCTTTGATCGCTCCGCTGACTCCTGGAGAGCCGGCAGTACTGGTTTGAAGCATGCCGTTTTTATAGGTACGGCCTTGCTCGTCAGTCGTCACTTGGTCTGCCATGGATGCGCCTTCCCGGTAGGTCTACGATCCCATCTTGAGGCATCATGCACCTTTCGGCAAGCGCGACACCTCCGCTCTCCGTTGGGGAGTGCATAGAGGTTTTTACCCTCCAGCGGATGCCCTCTCAAACAATGCGTTGCTTGGCGTAGTCGACGCCCTTGGCAGTCGCGAAAACGATTGTGGACTTGATGGCAGCGGGAGCATCCAGGGAGAGGTTGAGGATCGCATATAGGAGCCAAAGAAACGATAGGCACCTTCATCCATGCTTCTCGCTAATTCGCACAGTACCGCAGCGTCCGCAAATTCTATAAGTAAACCCCGCCGCTTCAGTGGTCAGAAAAAAGATGTGATCGTAGCCTATTATTTGATTGCAGCCATCGCCTCTGGGGTGAACATCAAGCGTATCTGGCTGAAGCGGGGTTGTAATTATGAGGTTGTGTACTATCATGATTTCCGTTTGCGATTCATATAATTTAGTAAGGCGTCCTGCACCCCCTGGTGTCCAACATGAGCTTCAAGCACTCCTTCATCGAGCGTATCTTCCGCTATCAGATTGTGGATGAATACTGCGCGATCCAGCCCGGCTTGCAATTGACGCATAGGACCGATGCGTTCGAACATTTGCGTGGTCGATCCATATTTCCAGATGTGGCCAAAGCGTACGAGTTGGTTGGTTACGTACTGTAGGCCATCAATGCCGTGCCCCATCGAATCAGGGTGAGCAACGCCCATAGGACTACACCCGCGCTTAAAAGCAGCAAGACCCTTACTTGTAGAAAGATCGACAGCACCTTTAAAAGTGTTAAGTATACGGGCCTTGTCGCTTTGGAAAGAATACTGGACCAAGAGAGGCATGCCGCCTGATTCTGAAACAACCGATTCGAGCGCTTCGATTTTTGCACGGTGAACTTCTTCCCATTGCGGGTGTTGGGTATACATGGCGCCGTTGGCCATTTGTAAGCATTTGTTGGTAAGGCCGGCGGCGGTGAGGGCATTGATATCGACGCCACTATCAAGCTTGATAAACATTTCCTTTTCTAGTTTGTCGTAGAGTGCGCGAGCTTTGGGCGGTAGCTTTACCTTGATAGGGTTGATGATCGGGTCTTTAAGGTCGAAGTAGTCTTTGGGGTCCACGGTGAGACAGATATCTGCTAGAGCCGCGTGAATTTCTTTGTCCGCAAAAGGAAGAGGTTCAATTCCCACTCCAGACCAACGGAGACGAAACCAACGGTCTTTAAAGGCCGTAAACGTGCGGCCGAGACGTTCGCCACGGTCAAGGAACCAGGTTGATCCCCAAAGATCTTTAAGTCCTGCAGGGGCCGGGGTCCCTCCAAGATTGATCCATCGATCCGTGAGGTTATGCGCAATGCGCCCGATAGCATGTGCTCTCTTTCCGCTAGCGCCAGATTTGGCTGATTCCAACCTTGTGCCATGCGCTTTCTCCCGAAATCCTTTAAGCCGTTCCAATTCGTCAGCGATAACGATCCGATAGGGCCATTTACCTAGCCAGTATTCGACAAGCCACGGCAACAGCTCGTAGCTGATGGTGTAAATATGCGCTTTTTGCTTGAGCTTCTGAAGGCGTTCCGCTGGCGTACCGGATAGCGAGACGATGACGAAATGGGAGAATTGCGCCCATTTGGCGACTTCATCTGACCAGGTATCGCGTGCTACCCGTGCGGGGCCGGCTACTAGCGTGGGGTAACGGTCATCGATTTCTCCCATTAGCGCCATAATATCCAACGCCATGAGCACGGCCGGCGTTTTTCCAATCCCCATGCCGGCCCACAACCCGCAGCGCTTAACATCACGAATGAACTTAATCATAGGCGGCTGCGGGGCACGTAGAATCAACGATTCAGCCATGCTGTGAATCGGCAGGCTTACAGAAGTTCGGGTCGAACATCGCGCGATAGATGAACATCGTCATCTCGATTTCATATTGCAGCCACCCCCGAAGCGCGGCTTTGATTTCTGGTGGCGCGGTTTTAGGATGCATCATCTCGTTTTCCCGAAGTAGTGCGCGTAAGAAACTCTGCCACCTGGCCCCATCCTCCGCGCCGTCTTACGACTCGATACAGCAGGCGCCTCAATTGGTCGCGCTCCTCTTTAAGCGCTTGGTACTCCGCTGCCGGCACTACTTCTAACGTGGGGTCGACTGCATCCCTTACAAAAAATGAAATCATCGGACGATCGCGTGCGGCCCGATCGGATGATAGCCGCTATCGGGTTGGGGAGCGGCGGGGGTAACTCCTATCAACACCATTAACATGATAATCGTGCTCATATAGAACCTCTTATCGTAGTCTGCGAAAAACTGGGTTACGTACTCTTTAGTCCAAAGCACCACAACCGTATACCCAAGGGCTCGCAAATCATTGTGATACTCCGCTTGCCAGCGCTTCACCCTGCCGTCCTTTGCCTTGGTCTCGACGTATATAGTCCTGGCGTTCGGAAATCGCAACTCGCGATCGGGAGCGCCGCGCCGGCCTTTATCTACCATCTTGGCAGCCCATCCGCCGCGCGCTTCTGTGCATTGCACCAAATAGTTCTCTACCGCGTCTTCGGGCTTACTCATGCATTGAGACTATCATACGAAGCAACTGCTACGCAACGCGAACATTGCTTTTCGAGTACCCGTTCACCTTCCTTAAACACGGGCTGGCCGTTAGGGGTTCGTGCGTAGGTGCAGCGGCAGGGATATGCTTGAAGAGACGCGCATAGTAGGGTTTCTAATGGCGTCATTTGTGTTTGTACCTGTAGCTTGTGCTGCCTTTAGCCGCCATTGGGAGCCCATCGGCCCAAAGACTCGATTCAACCAGCAATCGACTCAAATGTTTATCGTTATATCGATCTTCATCGGGGGGTTCCGTAATCGCTTCGTCATGAACGCTAAGAACTGGATTGTAGCCCTCCTCATCAGCTGCTAGCAATCCATCCATCAGGATATCGGCGCAACCGCCTTGGCAAACATTCTCCGCATCCTTGCCGGAATAGGTTGAGATGCGCCCCCACTGTTTGGTGTAAGGGTTTACTCCGATAAAGGATCGAGAGGTAAACCAACCGTCTGTTTTAACTCTGGGAGCCGGATAGTTGAGATATCTTCCGCTAGGGAGCTTGATCCGGAGCCAGTTGCCAATCCGATCAACACTGATACGATCTCCGGCTCGGAAAACTTTGCCGGGGCTGCGGATGGCATCCTTGACAGCGTTATCAAGTGCTTCCCAGAAGGCGACGACCATGGGGTGCGCTGCGCGCCAGAGGAGGACAAGGGATTGGCAGACAACCCAAGTTCGTTCAGGGAGCCCGTAGGTGCGACGTCGTTTGATGGCCTTGAGCCATAGCCGTTGAGCCTCTCGCTTAACGTCAAGCGGGATCGTGGTCCAGGCGGTAACTGCAAGTTCATCGAGACGCAGGCCATATGTCTCTGCCATCGAACAGAAAGCGCCGACCCCCCCGTAGTACTGCAAGGCAAGCTCCATGACTTTACCGACTTGTCGGCGATAGTCGCCTTCATCCGCAATGTCGTTGGGGTCGATTCCGAAGGGTCGTGCATACGCCACCTTGTATAAATCAGGGCCTTCGCCTCGATCATACGCCGCATAGGCGGCAATCTTCCAATCTTCTCCAGCGATCCAGGCCATAAATCGGCCTTCGATGTTGGCCAAATCGGATGTGACCAGCCGCCGCCCTTCCCCTGCTACGATCAAGCCGCGCAGACAGCTGGAGGCCAGCCCCATGATGTCTTCGGGGTCCATTAGTTCGATGGCGTCAGAATGGAAAAACTTAATCGCGAGCTCTATTTCCGCCGGGGTATGCTTCGGTCGTGGAAGGTTCTGGGGTTGCAACGTGCGGCCAGCCCAACGGCCAGTACGCATAGCACCGCAAAACACCAACAGGTTAAAAAGCCGGCCTCTAACATTTTGGTTAAGCACGCGACTGTACTTAGCTGTAGAAGCTTTGCTGGCCTTCTGACGAATTCGTAGCAGCTCCTTGATATGCTCCGGGAGTGATTCATCTTCGAGCCTCCTTTCCACGGTGTCAGCGGTCAGATCCGGCAGCGTTACGCCAAAGTCCGCCATGTAGGCCAACAGCCGATCGCGCTGTGTGGTCGCCTCCACGGCACTGTCATCACCTTCCAAGCCGCTAGATTGAATCCTGGATAGCTTGGCAGTGCGCGCCGCTAGTCGGCTCTTGGCGCGCGTGGTAGCTTCTAGGGCAGATGCCGCCAGCTTCAGGTCCATCGCAACCCCGCGATGATTCATCCGGTAGTCGAGTCGCCAGACCGACCACATGCGGGGGGTTGCGTTCCATTTCGGGGTCTTGCGCCAAACATAGCGCATGGCTTCTACATCCCGGCCGCCATAGCGTAAGAACTCGGCCCACTCTTTGGGGTGCGTCTCTGGGGTGTTGTACTCACCGTCTTTGCGTGGTTTCCAAAACACTTCGCCGATATCTTTGCCTTTGAGTTTGGCAAATTGTTCCGGCACCTTGAAGATGGCGCAGAGTTTATCGAGACCCCCTGGCAAACCATGCATGCGCGCGAGCGCTGCGGTACAGCGCCATTTACGCTCTGGGATATCAAGCACTTTGGTGGCGTCTACTACGGTGCGGTCGAATTCGGCTTGGTGAGCCCACACTTCATCGGATTTAAGAATCGCGGCTTTAAGGGTTAGCAGCTCGGCCTTGCGGCCGATCGCATTTTTACGGCTCAGCATATCGATGATGATGATAGGGCCGTCATCAACCGCGTACTGAAGCATCGTCATCTCGACGCCAGTTGCGTATTTCACATTTCCTAAACGAATCGGCACCCGGCTCCGCGTTTCTGTATCAAGCCACAGGCGCATTTACGACTTTGCAGGTCGTGCAAAGCATTCGAGAATCGCTACTGCTCCCATAACGAAAATGAACAGTGCGAGGTAGGTTACTAGGCAAGCCGCCAGGAGAAACCCGGCGGCTATCCGTGTCATCATATAAAAGCCGCGTATTCCACACCCCACGTATCGCCGGTCGCTCCCGATTGGTCTTGGACCAGGATCTTGTACAAGTCGATATTGGCTGCGTTAAGCGCACTTAAAGGAACGGTATAGGTCACGACGCCGTTCGCGTCCGGTGCGCTAGTCATGCTGGCGGGAATCGGATTTACGCCTCCTACCACGATATCCGTCGTCGTGCTAGTAGAGGTATACGCCGCCACACTGAAGTTCTGGCCAACCGTCGCGGGTTTGATCTTGAGTATCAGCTTGGTGAAACCCGCGGTGGACATGTGCAGGATGTAGGGAAGCCAGTACGCCCATGGTGATTTTGAGGTCATGGACGCCACAGTCTTGCCTGGCACCAGAGTCGTATTGGCGTAGTTGATGGCGGTGCCTACTCCCGACCAATCGCCCGGCCAAAGGAACTTGCCATCGGCGTAGATGACGCCTTTGCCGGTGACCGGTACCGGGGGCGTAACGACGGGGGGTACGACCACGGGAGGTATCGAGCCGCTGGTAACGGTGTACCCTAAGGTTTTCAGCGCGGCGATAGCGCTGGCAACATCGCACTGGACGGGCATTAAAGACATGGTCAATCTCCTAGTTGATTAACTGAATCAAATTCTTGCCGGGGCTTTCTTTGCTTTGCTCCACAATTCGAGCCCCCAGCATGTAGATAGCAAACGCCGCGCCCAAGGCGGTCGCGCCGTCTTTGGGGTTGTTCTTCTGCAACCCCATGAATACTTTTTCGATCGTAGCAGCTGCTTTCTTGGCGCGGCCGCGAGCGGAGGGCGGCAGCCCGCGTAGCAGTTCTTTCAGCGTCTCGCAGTTCTCTGTGATGTCGTTAGAAAACATAAAATTCCTTTTAGCCCATTTCCCGCGCGCCGCCATCTTGGATGCCGACGGATCAAGCCAATTAACGGCGCGCGGGCGGGACTCGGTTAGCCCATCAAATCGTCGGTTTCCGTCTCCTCTTCTGGGGTATCAATTTCGTCGAACTCGTCATCGCTCGCGGGCGGGCCGCCGCCGCCGAAGGCTTCACCATCGCGCAACAGCTGCACGCCGCGCAGACGGGCGCCCAGGCCGTTGTTGCCTTTGGTATAGGCGTATGCCTCTACTGTCACGTTGACGTAGCAGCCGCTGTATAACAACCCCTGCGCTTCGGTGATTTCCTGCTTCTGTTGGTCAAAGTAGTTGGGTCGCACCTTGGAGCGGGTAGAGACGAAGAACGTCCCTGGATACCCGTCGTAGTCCGGCTTGGTGTCGCCGTCCCGAAAGAAGATCTTGCCGGTCATTTTGATGGCCTTCAAGATCGCCGCGCCTTTCTTGCCCCATTTCTCATTGGTGAGCAGTGCGCCGATCTTTTCCAATTCGGCAAGCGCCGGCAGCTTCTTCGGCAGCAACGACTTGTTGTCATCCGAGTAATACTGCAGCTTGGAATCAGGGGTCAGCAGATAGGTACCGCTGAAGTAGGGGGTCGGATCATTCCCGGTAGGGAAAGGCTCTGCCGTCCAATAGCACATGAACGACTGCCTGACATCGAGTAGCTTAAATCTCATTTTTCGTTCCTTTGCGAGTTGTATTTATGCGTGCGCCAGCTGGCGCATAGTGGACGGTAGCACACGCTGGGTGCAGACTTCAAGCGTCATTGACCGCTACTTCATCGAACTCATCGCTGCTGGACGCCGGGATGTATGCCGGCCGGGGATCGCTTCCCATCACCAACATAGGTTTACCCGGCGCGCGTTTAATCAACGGCACGAAAACATCATCCCACGTCGCCTGGGTTCTCTTCTTGTCCAATACCTTGGAGGCGCCGGAGGCAGTCAAGATCTTTTGCGGCTGGTACGCCTTATCGCCTAGCACTCCTGTTAGCGCATCTTCGGCTTTTTTCTCGTCCGCCCATTTCCGATCGCCTAACTTACCCTCTACGAATTTGTAGGGTTTGTTGTCGGGACCGATGATATCGGTACCGGCGGCTACCATCTCGTTAGCCCTCGCCATAACCGCCCGGCACCAATCGGAGACGAAGGGCACAGCCAACATGGCGCGGGCGATTTGCGGGACGTTGACAGGCGCTACCGGCGGCTCCGTGCCGATCACGTCGAAATCCGCTGATATCTCTTTCTGGACTTTTTTAGCTGCCGCCGGACAGCGCGCCAGCGCTCGGCACCAACGGCATTGCTTTTCGCCAGGGTTCAGCCAATTTTCGAGTTTTGGATCGTTGGGGTTGAAGCCCATAGCGTTAGTCGCCACGCGTAAGGCATCAGCCGCGAATAACGCAAAGCGTTCCAGGACTGCAATCGGCACGCGCAGCTCCGAGATATGCCCTAGTCGTGGCTGGTTGATGACGATAAAGATATGCGAAGGATCATCGATCAGCAGCCGAATGTCTGCAAGACATGCCAACGCGTACATCATAAGCTGATAGTGCGGAATTACTTCTTCCGCGTCATCGTCCAACATCGTGAAAGGTGCGCCTTTATACGCACGCTCCCATGCATAGACCTTCTCGCCCATGCCAAATTTTAAATCCTCCACGACGCCGTATCCCGGCAACGCAATGATAGCATCGCTGGTACCGTAATTCGATTCGTCGAATCCTTCCACGCCCTCAAGCGTGATGCGTTGTTCCACCATCAAAAAGCCGCCTATCGCGCGCCGTTGAACGTCATCGACGTACGTTTGCACATGCATGGCAAACTCTTCAGTGACTTCAAACTCTCGTTCGCCGCCTTTGATAACTTTGCCGATCCAATCTTCGGCAACCATGCCGGTTTTATCCTTGAGGATGATGGCCGCTAGCGTATGTGCCGCGGTGCCCTCATCGGCGTAGACCCCGCCGTCGACATCATCGGCAGTATTCTCTGGATAGGCCATGCTGCCGCCGCAGGGTATCCATCGGGGACTTGCGGAGAATGCAAAAACAGAATGTTCGCTCATGGCTGTCTCGTTTGCAGGTAGCGGATGGCGAGTTGCGCCCGCGTAATGTCGTCATTGATCGCTTGAGCGCAATGGCCTTGGCGAATCCTATTGAGGAAACCATTCAAAAGCCTAGCCCATGTTGGCGGTTTCGCACGTTGCATAGCGAGCCCGGTCTCCGCTGACAAAGTGACATCCGGGTCTCTAAATAGTAGCGCACAGACGAAGATATCGAGAAATAGCAAAATCTTGTAGAGATAGTTTTTATTCATTTGGGCGGAATCTTTCGGTTATCGGCATTGAGTTTTGCTTTCAGCCATTCAAACGCGCGTTGCAATTCATCAGGAGCTAGAGTTTTAAGCGCATCGTACGCCGCTTGCATAGCTATTAGTTCCTTTTCGTATTCCATGTTTGCCTCCCTAAAAAAGATAGCCGCCCATTAGCAGCGGCTACCGGTTCACGCGTTCAGCAATGCGTCATCCGCATCCTGCTTGATCGACGCGTAGTCTTCGGTCTTCACGCCCGAAAGGCTCTTGGCGCCGTACTTGGCAAACAAAGCAATCGCCTGCTTACGCATGTCAGCGTTCAGCATCGCCTCGATCGATTCGCCGACTTGCTCTTTGGTTATCGCGTCCTCATCGGACTCCGGCTGTGCAATCGCCTTGGCCGCTGCCTTTGCTGGAGTTGCCTTGGCCGCTGCCTTTGCTGGAGTTGCCTTGGCTGGCGCTTCGCCGCCGCCGACAATGAACGCATGAAAGGCTTCAGCCGTTTCCAGTACCGCTTCCGGATTCGCGCTTCCGTGGAAAAGTGCTGCCGCGTGCTGCAACGCGGCTGCTCTGCTTGCTTCTGACATAGTAACTCCTAATTGAATGGGTTGGGAACAGTAGCATTAGCTAACTCATGATGTCAATATCATCATCACCCCCTGTAATATGTTCCATTATTTTAGTGTGGGGGAGCGCGTCCCATTTTTGGTGGTTGCGAATCACTATCACTCTGTAAAAGCTGTCTTTTACGCGTAATTTTTTGGCGACGCCATTAAATGGCGCCTTCGCTAGTACCCTGCCAATGCGCGTAGCCGAAGTAAAACGTAAAGTTCGCTGCACATAGGCGACTACATCGCTCGTTAACACAACATCCCTTGCAAAAAATTCGGATCGCTCCTCAAACAGCCTTAACAGTATTTCTACATCTATCGGCATCGATGCTGCTGCCATCTCACGTTTTGCTTCCGTCATTGGCGGGATTCCCGCCGCGTGAAATCCTTTCAAGTCAATGTGCAGAAAATAATGGCGCAATACGGCAGCCGCGCGGGGCTTAAGTAGGAAACTATGGTAAATCCATTGGCGTTCACTTTCAGTATATTCTGGCATTTTCATTTCATGTATGCCCCATCGCTGGTCATTATTATTGATTGCCGCTGCATCCTCTTCATTGCTTGAAGCGGTTACGAAAAAGTGATTAGGCATTTCGTACGCGCGGCTTCCTTTTGGATGCAATTGAATCGTATCATCCGCTATGTAAGCTTTGAGTTTGTGATTTATCATGGCGCGCTCCCCACGCGTACCGGCTCTAAACTCTACCAAATTAATATGCCAGGCACCTTGCAAGTAGTCGTTAAAACTACTATTGAGAGTGTCATAGCCAACATCTTTTGAGAATTCACGCCCTACCAACAACGCCGGAATGCTCTTGAGTAGGGTGCTTTTGCCGTTACGTTCAGTCTCCGACCATATAAGAGGTGCTGTTTTAATTTTGACAGCCGGCTTTTGTACTACATGCGCAAAATACTGCTTGAGCCACGTCCGATAATTTTCATCATCGATACGGGCAAATATCCATTCAATTTTTTCGTGTTCTTCTTTAGTCGGCTCCAGCGGCTCCGGCAGTCTATTACGGTACAAATTCGCAAACGTGTCATCACCTACTGTGAATAGCGGCCCTTCTCCTGGGTGGAACCCAAGGCCGTCAATCATTCGCTTTGTAGTGCTTTGCTTGAGTATCACGACTGGGTTAAGACGTTTGCCTTTGACACGCGGCATCATGGCGGTGAATTGATGCTCCAAGGCTGAATCGCTGCCGATCAATTGATGGCGCGCGGTGTCGAAATATTTTTCGGACGCCAGCACATACACCACACGCTTTTCAAGCTGCGCAATTGCATCTTGTTTTAGTTGCTTGACTTCCGCCCGTTTATTGCTTTCGGTTTCAGCGCTAGCAGCCGCTTCCGCTGGGGTTGGCGTGACTACTTCAAATTCGTCCGCTTCGGCCGGCAGTTCGTTATCTAGGGTTGCGACTACCTTACCTGGCGGGCTGGAGAACGATAGCCAATGGGGCCGGCAATCCTCGATTCCTTTGTAGACTGGGCGGGAGTATTTATCCTTGCGGCTAGCTTTCGCGCTCCAGCTATCCCAGATTGCCAGCCCCTCCTCCGCGCCGCCTGTGGCGTGGTGCAGTTTGGCGCCAACCTTATACCAGCGGTCGTACTCCATGTTGGGATCTTGGTCCACAATCCATTTATGGAGTTTCTCCAAGGCGATATCGACCGGCTCCGTGGCGTGTCCGTTGGTTGCTGGCGGCGCTTCATCAATTAGCGCGCGCCAGGCTGCCTTTAAGGTCGCGGGGATCGCAGGGAGCCGGCCCCAATCCCCCAACAAGGGCTCGGCGTAAAGCCATTCGTACGGCTTCTTGGTGTCAGGATGAATCGACGGGGGTAGGACATCTTGCAAGGAACGGCCTTGCAGGTTAGCGCAGCGCAGCTCCAGGCCGCTCCCTGGCGGTTTAAACGTCTGGAGCGGAGTCTTCAGGCGATATAAGAGCTTCGCCCGTCCTGGACGGCCTGAAGTGATCCTAATAGCATCTTCAGCGTCTAACAAAGCATCGATATCGACGTTTCGCTCGGCTAGCCACAGCCGGGCTGCCGGTAGATTGTCAATATCGAGCGCGCAGGTTTGGCTCTGGACATGAAGCAAGCCGGCGCCATCGATGCCGGCGGCTGTCTCTAGGTCGATCGGCCGTTCGTTCCAGCGTTCATAGCCGGGGTTCTTCGACCCTCGCGGTATAATGCACAGAGCCCAGCCGGCTTGAACGTATTCCTGGAATGGTCCCACCCTAGCTTACCGCTTCATTAATACAGATTGGACCGCATTCGATATCCTCTTGCGGGGTTTGGTCGTCGATAGCCATCGGCAGCTCATCGAGGTAAATACGTTCCCCTTTGTAGCGGCACAGCCTGACCCCTAGCGTACGGCTTTGAATAGCGCGAAGCGTAAAGGTTTCAGGAAAATGTTTTCTGGTCAACCCCCAGTACGCGGGGGAAGTTGCTTTTACGCAGCCTTTGCAATTATTGTTCTTAAATCCCTTACTGTACATTACAGGTAGCGCGATTCCGGCCCCTTTAATGATTTCATAGCAATCGTTTTTAGTGATGCCGGAATCACGCAATAGCCAACGTAGCTTAAGCTCTGGATTGTTTGCTTCAAACCGTTCAATGCGTTTCCCTTCGTCAGCTGTTAACCCAAACAAATGGGTATCGTCGGGCTGTTGAAATGCAAAACGTGGTACTTTCTTCATTTCGACAGTGCAGCGGGCGCCTTTTACTCCGCTCATATAGCGGGTGCTTTCAAATACGTCGTCTACAGTTACGTATCTCTTAGAGCCTATAATAGCAATTGGCTTGCCAGTTGCATCCGCTGGCGCTAACTTAGCGGTAACGGCGGATGCGGCACCACAAGAAAACCAAACGGTGTTTCGGCCCATGAATCGCAGCTAGGCGGCAATCTTCGACTTGCGCTTATCCACGATCGGACACGCCCCGCATGCCTTGCACAGCAAGCGCTGATCCAAGCGCAGCGCTTTGACTTTTAGCGTTTCGCTAGCATGCGCTAATCGCTGGGCAAGTTCTGCCGATACGCTGCGCCGGCCGGCGGCGATATGGCGCAGATGGGGGACCGAGGTATCAGCTGCTTTCGCCAGCTCGCGGGCATTGTCCGGGGTCGCGAGGCGCAGCCATTTGGCAATCGCATTCTTGGGGGTAGCCATGGGGGTTCCTTATGGTTTTAGGGAATCAGACGCTAGCACTATGTCAGCAAAGGGTCAATGACCGGAAACTCATCGGCATCCGCCGCGGGGCTGTTGATCTTTGCCGTTATGCCCAACCCCGAAAAAGCGCAAGTATTCTAACTTCGCGCACGTCAAACCATTTGGCAGCAAATGGTTTGA